TGGTTGCATAACCCTAGTAGCCGCCTCATCGTAGATAATACTTAAAGCTGAACTGCTTAAATCTTTACCAGCGGTTACATGATCTTCAACAAGTTCAAAGGTAACTCGCATAAACTCTTGATCTAAGTAAGTCTTGACAGGTTGATTATCTAAAATAGCTTCTGAATATTGTTTCATTCTTCTTGTAAACGTAGTGCCTTTAAATTCACTTTCTAATTGACTAAACTGAGTGGTGAGTCTTTTTCGAGACCCTTCACGGTCTATAGCGTCAAGAACATTTAGACTGTCTGCGCCACTAGCCACTAACAAGTTAAAGTCGTTTGCATTAGCCATCTTACCTAAGAAGCCGTCAGTCAGGTTAGCTTCTAGCTGCTCTGCTGTAGGCACTACACCTTCAGCAAAACCAAAGCTTGTATAGTCTCCAGTAACAGCAGCCTTAACTAAATCTCTTTTTGTTTTAAGAAAAAGTCTTTTTGCTTCTGCCTTTCTGGTAGGCTCTGCCGCTATGCGCTGTTGCTCTTTAATTTTCTGATTAACACCAACCAGATAAATCTTCTGATCGTTAGTTAAGTCATTACGAGCAAGTATGTTGGAATCTGTAGTTACGTACTCGCCTGTCATAAGATCAGTTTGAATAGACTTTGATTGTTCGTCCCGTGCTATCTTATCTTCATTTCTTGTGACACCTCTTTCTTGAGCTGCAAAACGTTGTTGGTTGAGGACAGCAGTAGTTAGCTTGTCTCTCATCTCATTACTACCTTTACCAGAGAGTATGTACTGCTCTGCCATAAAGGTGTTTGCTTTTCCTTCGCTATCTCTTTTTAAGGTTTCACTTAAGAACATACTACCTAGCATATCAGCAGCTATAGATTTATTAATACCATACCCGCCATCTTCTTTTGAATCCGTAAGACGACTAAAGAGTTGTGCTTCAGTAGACCTAAAAGCTTCTGCTTTATTATTTGGATTGTTTGCTAAGGCTTCCCCGTACACTAAAGGCAACAAGCCTGAAATGGTATCACCTCGTTGTTGTTGTACTGAGTTTCCTATAGCTTGAATTAACGGAGCTTCTGTCGAAAGTCGAAGAGTGTTTCGGAATACTGCTAGAGCTTCGGGGTTATCTTTAAACCCTTCTTCAATAGCATCGTACCTAGCCCTTGCCTCTTCATCTGAATACACTGAACTAAACACTGACTCAAACGTACTGTCCTCAGTATAGTTCTGACTTTTCTGTGCCTCTTGGAATAGTGCGCCTTCTCTTGCCGCAGCTACTCTTGCCTGATCTTTCTGCAAAGCTGTTGCCCTGCGTAATTCTTCTTTAGCCTTATTATTTAAATTTTTACCAACTTGTGAAACAGTACCAGCAGCAGAGTCAAGAGCCGCAGCCACTTGCATACCTTTGGTATTTCTTTCACCTTGGACAAATGTGTCCACTTGTCTAGCAGTAACCTGATAATCAGGCGCAGCCGCAGCATTACGCCAATTCACTGATTTATCTATTGAGGTTGCCATTTAGTTTTTCCTATGATGTTTTTGATTTTATTCTACAGGAGTAGGAGGTGAATAATTACTGTAGCCTTGAGCTGCCCCAAGTACCGATTGTCCTATCTTTAATCCTGTTGCTGTAGAGCTTGGTTTAGAGACTGAGTTAATTCTTGACTGGGTTCTTGTTCTTGCGCCTAGCCTTTCTTCTCTTAAACCTTGCACAGTGTTATCAAAGTTTCTATCAACAACGGTATTAGCCATTAGACCCTGACGCTCGATGTCTTGGATGACTGCATTGTTGTTTAAGATTGCACCGCTTTCAGCACCAGCTACAGTTGCTCGTGCCACCATCTCTCTTGTTTCTAAATCTGTTTGTAGTTTCTTTTCGGCAGCCGCTGTGTCTTCTTGAGCCTCTTGGAGGTTTAGCTGTCGATCATTATCTATTTGTGCCTGTAGGGCGTTCTGTCTGTTGGAGGCTTCTTGTGCTTCTTGAGCTTTATGCGCTTGAGAAGCGGACGCAACTCCCATCACACCTGAAGCCACACTAGCGAATTGCCCAAGTGTTGCTGTAGCTGCTGCAACATTAGCTGCCGCTGCTGCTGTACCCACTGCCGCTGTGGTTGTAGCGCCGCTACTTGCTATTGTAGCTATGGCTGTTATTGGATCACACATTTTCTTTTATCCTCACAAATTGGTAGAAGGGTTGTTTTCCTACTCCGTATTCTTTTTCTAGTTTGATGAACTGAAAGCCTAGTGCTTTTAACCATCTCATCGATACTGTATTTTCTGCGTGTACGTAGTTAAGCAAGAGTGGGTGTTGGTCGTTCTTTTCCTCCACCCACTTTGCTGAAACTGGTAGCATCACCTTTTTGGTCTCAGGTAGTTTATGAGAACCTAACAACCAAGGACTTGCAAATATACCACAATCAGACAACCCAAACATTCCCACTACATCACCATCCTCATGGATGATACTAAAGCATTCAGGAGCAGAAGCGTTATAACTTTCCTGTAATGCCCTTAAGGGTGTAAGCCCGTTACTAGCCATTACTTCCTTAGCGTCTTGTTCACGCATAGCTGGGGCTAGTTCTCGGCAATCCTGAAATGTTGCTTTTCTATAGTAGTGTGTCATATTTAGAGTCTCTGGTTTCGTAGTACGATGTACCCCTCCCACTCTGCACTTTGGAACGTGCTGGGAAGGTGTGAGTCGTTAGTTATTGTTATAGCTGTGTCTGTTGCCCGTGCTTGCACCCCAACTTGGAACGCTCCGTCATCGATAACAGCAGACTGATCTAAAAGGTTGTGTTGGTTATCTAATACACGCCCTGTAAAGTGTGAGGTAATTGGAGACCTACCTACGGAGTCTACAGTAACGTCAAAGTGTCCCGTGTCATTATAGTTAAACGACATCTTCCTTAACTGGAAGCGGGCAAGCTGTGTTGAGTCACCTTGTGTTGGTTTAAACACTTGCTCTGACATTTGATACTTAAATGTATAGGGTACTCCTACAACTAAAGTACGGTTGGTGAATAACTCATTGTTTTGATCGAAGGTTGGATTAGCTGGGTCAAACGACCCTAAAGATAGACCGTCCTGATCAATAGCTATTAAACCAACTGTAGGCACTCCATCAGGTAGATTGAACTGAGTAATTGGGGTGGCTTGCCAATCAGCGTTTGTTAATTTATATTGCCTATCTAATAAGACTTCAGTGTGGTCATATTTAACATCAAGTATCTCGTATCTGCCATCTTCAAATGTAAAATACATTAAATTGTTGGTAAAGAAGATGTGGGCTATGTCTTCTGTAAATATCCACTTAGACCAAGCACTTTGTAACCGTTCCTCTGCAGAATTGTACCACTTATAAATGTAACATTCTTTCTTGTTGGTAGAAGTAAGGCAAGCGAGCATATCCTCATTAGAGGACGAAGCAAATTGTCTTACATTTCCTTCAAGGTATGATGGAACGTGTGAGGTAACGGAAGCAGCATCTCTGACTTCTGTGGTTTCTCTTGTGAAGAACTCACGTACTCCTGCGTAACCGCTTGATTGTGTGGCAAAGAATACACTGTTACCCGCACCTACTGGTGGGGCTGTTAGATCACATTCATACTTTGTTGATTGATCTACTGTAATTTCAGAAGGTGTTAACAACTGACTAGCAGATAGTGTGAACTGGTTAAGCTCTGAGAATAACAACAAGTTATCCTGAATAGGCACAGCAGCTTTAAGCTCAGACACTTCATTCTGACTGACTGTTACATCTATAGGATCAGAGTCTAGTAATGAACGTACTGTTGTGCGCCAGAAGTTAAAGTAACCACTAGCCTCACTAAAGATCACATTCTCTCCTGAAAGAACACCTAAGCGGTTTCTGTGGAAGAAGATGTCTGATATTGTACCGCCCACAAAACTAGGAGCAGTGTTTGTGTTATCATCACCAGCCTTGCGCTCGTGCCATTCTCCCTGACCGAAGGTAAAGCTAAGGTCACTATTCTGCCTCAAGGTGTGGGGCATTGTTGTTAGGTCGAAGTAGTTCTCTAGATTAGGTGCTACAGACTCTTTCCAATAACCAGAGCCAGCCGACCCTTGAAAGACCACATGAAAGTCATCTTCTTTCTTTTGGTTGTCCCCTACTACTCCCAACCTAAACCCATGGTCACATTGGTTGGGTAGGTCTGTGAATGATTTAGCGTTTCCTTTAAAAGCTTTGAGATTAGTACCGCCGTCATCATCTGTAACAGTAATGTCGAAATCTCCAAAAGATCCAGAAGCCAAAGTGTTAACGATGAAGTAAGCATCTTTGTTAGCCGTGGCGGGTGTCACATAACCGTCTGTTGAGTTTGCAGAATCAAGAAAAGTTATAGATCCGCTATCTCTGTGATAAGCTGTTATAATATTGGTTCTATAGGTTTTTGAAGTTGATAATACTGATTGTGGAAGTTCTAGTACCGTGTTACTAATACGCTTCCAGCCGTTTGCTCCAGTTACATCGTAGGGTATAGTAGTGCCGCCCTCCACTACAACAATTGCATTAGCGTCAATATTGGATTGTGTTATTGGTATTGCATTTGTGGTGGTTATACGCTTAAGTGCTGTTTGGTCAGAAGACGAAGTACCCGAACTTGCTGCGCTAAAGGTTTCAATCAATCTTGCGCCAAGCTCCGTCTCAATCTTTTCACGAAGAGAGGCAGAACCCTCACTCATTATTTTACTTACTTTAAGCTCATTATCGTTGTGGTTTGTGCCGTTTGTTATTAGGTTTTCAACTGAAGACTCCTCAACCGCTATTACGCCTGAACTCTCTTTTGACTCAACCCTTACAGTATATGTTCTACCATAGTTTACACTCTTAAGGTAGACTAAGGCTTGATTGAGATCGTTGGCGGGGTTTATAAGGTCGCTCATCTCCACTGTCTTTTGTTTGTTAACAATGAACGTAGCATCAGCAACAGAGGTAGAGGTAATATCCGAAGCAGCGGTAGGTAAGTATGTGGTTACATCAGTATTACTGGCAATCCAAGTGCCGTTTGCCGTCCAGCTTCCATGACCTGATTGGTATCGTAAGTTACCTTGAATATCGTAAACGTGTACTTTCTTGTCGCTTGAGATAACAACATGATATTGCTCATCATCACTTCTCTTGTATGTATGAAAGTACGCAGTATCTAATCCCGTTAAATCTACGTAATCACTCCTAGAGCTTAGAGAGGTTTCAGCAGAGCTTGAACTTCCGCTGATACATTTTAACTTTTTTAAAAACTTTGTAGGTGGGCGTTTCTTAAGACCATCAACCACATCCGAGAAACCGTTTTCCTGTACTTCTCCCTGACTCTCTAATCGTAGAGCTGCGGGTTGTTGACTAACCCCGTTGATGAGGTTGGGTATGCTTTTAGAAACTAAAGCCATTTAGATCACCTTGTGTCCGATTGAACGATCAAGAACACTATACGTGCCGCCATCGTCAAATATGTTATAGTCCCCGTTCTCGCTTTCCATTTCTTTCAAAGCGAATAGGGCTTGTTGCTCATCAGCTCTGTTCATGGCTGAGAGGTTATCACTACCAACTACTCTTTCTTGGAATAATCGTGCAGCTTTAATTGTGATGTATCGTCTTGCTACTTCGGGTATCTGTGTGAAGTCTAGCATATAAACAATATCTAGTTTTAAATCTTTATTGATGATGTCTGTGTGTTGTACTTTGTCGTACATATACAGACCACGTTGTACATATTCATTCTTGTTGTTTCTGTACTTATTTACTGAACTAGCTAGATCAGCTCGCAAGGTGTTGTCGGTTAGCCGCACTCTGCCAGCCCCGTCTTTACCTCTTATTACATCTGGCTCAGTGTTGAAGTTCCAGCCAAATGACTGAACATCTCTTGAAACTTCATTGAGTACAGTCTCAGCCGTTTCAGCATCAACTAAACCAGAACTTAAGCTGTTGACTGGTGCTTCGCCAATGGTCGAGAGCATAGAGTTTACAGCCTGAAGCTGTGTTGTTGGAGTTGTCATGTTTACCTCAATGAAAAAATAAAGAAAAAACACCCCCCGAAGGAGGTGTTCTTAAAGTTTACTAAATTAAGCAAGTTTAACAGCACACTCAGGACGTAATGAGCTGTGACCCATTGCGTAGCGAGCTACCATTAGTGTACCTTGTTTTGAAACTTGATACTCTGACTCAACACCTAAGTCTAATAGCTTAACTGTTGCCGCAGCATCTTTAGTGAATACTAAGCCTTTAGAACCTGAAGGTAGGTTGTTAGACATATACACTTTAGCTCCACCAATCAAAGGAACAGTTCCAGTGTTTAGGTTTCCACCTGTACCGAAGTCTGAACTCATTACACCAGCGATGTTAGAGTTAGTACCTGAGAACATTTTGTAGTAAGTAGCTGCGTCTAGGACAACAGACTTCTCACCAGTTACGTTCTTAGTGTCAAGAGCTTCTAGAGCAGAGAAGATAGCATTAGCTACACCAGTACCATCACTACCAGCAATAGTAACATCAGCATTGTTCTTGTTAGCACCTTGAGCGTACTCAGCAGTATCATCAGTTGCAGCAGCAACAGCAGCAAATACAGCTGTATCCGCAGCTTTAGCTAGAGCAGTACCGATCTCAGAAGAGTAGATAGAGCGAACATCATAGTGGTTCATCGCTTCATCAATTTTCGCAATGAAAACAGAAGAGGTTAGAAGATCATTGATGTTAACTACTTTCTCACTGTGAGCGATAGCACTAGGTGATACTTCGTTACCAGCTGCAAGAGTTGCAGTAGTAGCGATACCTGTTAGTGGGAACTGTGCGCTAGAACCTGAAGAGATTGTGCGTACACGGTGTAGTGGCATTGCGATGTTGTTGGCGTTAAATGCTGTAAGCACTTCACCAGTGAACGTCTTTAAAAAGAGTGCTTTAGGGTCAAGTGGGTTATCAGCATCAACTGCAATACCTGCATTTGTACCTAATCGAGATACGCCTGTATAGTTTGACATAATATTTTACCTTTTGTTAAATGTTTAAATGAATGTTTAATGTTTAGTCACTTAACACTTAATCTTTCCGCTTAGATTGTCCCCGCAGGGGTCAAAGGTAATTAATTGTTGTGTTTCGTTCCTGTTAAAAAAGCCCCCCGAAGAGGGCATAAAGAGACTATTGTATGTTGCTTCGAGCTATCTTAGTCGAAACAGACTGACGGTATGCTGGATCACTGTTGTATCGTGGGTCGCTCATAGCTTGGGTCACTTCTGCCCAAGAACTATAATTACCGCCTGTTGAGTTACTGGATTGTCCACCTATTAAAGATGGGTCTGTACCCTCCGCAGCTTGATACTGAGTTTGTAATCCTGACACAGCCAACTTGACCATATCAACGTCTCCTGAACCTACAGCTCGATCAAAGGCAGCGATTTCGTTATCCGATAAGTTATCGCCCGCCCAGTTAATCATGTCACTATAAGCCTGTTCACCGCCTACACTTTCATAGACAGCTTTTTGATAGTTGTTTGCTAGGGCTTCTTGTCCCTGTATCCAACTGTTTACCAAATCTTGTGGGAAACCAGCTTCAGTTAGCTTTGTATAAGCATCTTCCGATAGTTGTCCCTGTTCGTTATACTCCGCCTGTAAAGAATCAAAATCAACGCCAGCGTTTTCTACTGCTTCTCTAACGTCACTTGCTTCTTGTTGTGGAGTTGGTTCGGGTGCAGCTTCAGGCTCAACGCCTTCCTCTACACTTTCCCCACCTAACTTTTTCTCTAGATGACCATAAGCTTCAGCCATCTGTTCTGCATTTTTAAACTTCTCAGGCAACCAATCTGGTCGATCACCTTGGGACGGGTCGTTTAACCTGTCCAGTTCGTCACTCTTAGCAACCATCTCATCGATGTGTTCTTGTGACTCTGTTTGTTCTTCGTGTGTACTAATGCTTTCTTGATTCATAATAGTCTCTTTTAGTTTTATTCTTCAGCTTGCTGTTGTTGTGCAGCTTCAGTCATGCCTTTAATAGCAGGGGCTACGCCCTTCTCTGCCATTGCCATCATTTGCTGTTGTTGCATCTGTTCTTGCATAGCTTGTTGTTCTTGCATCTTCTGCTCATCAGATTTCACAAGACCCTGTGTATCAATACCTAGCGATGCGCCAAGACGATCTAAGTAGTCTCCAATGTTTAACTCACTAGCAATAACTTGCTGTCCTAGTGGTTGTAGCATTTGTAAGAACTGGCTTAGTTTGTTTAAGTCCTGTCCACGACCAAGAGCTTCTAGACCAGTAACGATCTGTGGCTTCAAGGTGTCTTTAGGGAACTTAGGCATCTTACCTTCTTTCTGCATCTTTGCTAGAAGGAGGTTGACTAGGGGAACTTGGAACTCTTGTGATAGTACAGAGTAAATGCCACCTAGAGCTGTCTCTAGCTCTTGTGCCATGTATCGTACTTCTTCTGCTGTTACTCTCTCAGCTTGTCGTTGAACAGAGCTGTTAAGTAAGAAGGCAAAAGATAAGCGTTCTGTAATCTTCTGCATTGTTTCTTGTGCTACTCTAAAGTCATTAAACTTATTGGCTTGTAAAGTAGTTACATCGTTAGCATCACCAGAGACAATACCACCGTTAGGGGCATCTGCAATACTTCTCATCTTAGTCGTACCGTTTGGTCTTACTAAGAATAAGAGTTTAGCACTGGCAGCACTGCCTTCGACAATAGCTTTGGTTAATGCTTCTAGTGATTTTAAATCACCTACGATTTCTTCACAGAAAGAACGACCATAGTGGTTGCCATCAACAGCAATAAAGCGTAGTGCCATCCAAGGTAGTTTGTCTTCTGTGTAAGAACCTTTAGTGCTTTCAATTACATAGTCGTGTACTTCTTGATGCACTTCAAACTTCTTACCAACTTTTTTAATACAGGTAAAAATATCACATTCTTTTTTACTGGTATCTAATTCATAGTCAGGGTTTTCTGTTAAAGCCTGTAAGACATCTTTAGGCAGCGCATCATACGCTACTGTTTCTTTGGTGATAATCTTTAAGATGTTGCCCATCGTGTCTCGTTGGACAACGTAACGATCTAGTCTAAATACTTTCATTCCACCCTTGGGCGGCATGTGGACTAAAGCGTTACCCGCTACTATTAATTGCTTAAGTGCCTCGAATGTTGGAACTCGAATGGCTTTTGATTCTATGACTTGTGTTGCTGATCTTTCAATACGAGCTAGTGCTTCTTCTGCCTTACCTCTGGCATCACCGCCTAACTCTACTAGATCATAATCATCTATAGTTAAACGAAAGAATGCTTGGTTGGGAGGGAGAAGGGTCATCAGTAGTTTAGAAGCAAGATTGTTTACACCTCTTGCACCCACTGACTGATAAGGGGTATTGTACTGAGTTGACCCTGTATGCCCTTCAGGGGGCATAAGTGTAGGGATTGTTAACTCAGCACAAGACCTCGCTCGTGTAAGAAAAGCATCACGATCTGCCGCCATGTTCTCATAAGCTTTGGCTATAGATTGATCGTGCATCATTTATATCCTATTTTTTAATTGACAAACCAGAGCCGCTGCCTGATCCTTTATATTGTGCGCCAGAACTACCACGACCAAGTTGACCTTTAGCACCTTTACGCTTTTTCTTCAAAGCGGTGGCGTTAGAGTCTACAGCATCCTCAAGTTCAGCAGGAGCTTTCTCTGGTGGGGGTGGTGCTACTACAGTGGGTGGTGGTGGTGGGGCTTTAGGGCTTGATAAACACATAATTAAATCTCTTCTGGTTGGTCATTCTCTAACATGAGTTCCATGCGTTCAATGACGGATTGTTGCCCCTGTAAAAATGCTATATCATTCTCTGATATATTTCTTTTATTAGGGAGTTTATTGGGAAAAAGTTTCCTTAAATATTGTACTAAATCTTCACTTATGAATATGTTATTCTTCATTTGTTACTCTCTATAGGGGGTGGTTAGAGCCAGCCCAGTTATGACGGGAAGTGTAGCCAGACGTTAGCGATGATGTGGAGGCAAGTTACTACCTCCAACACCGTTATCCAGTTCCTATATTTCGCATGAACCTGACGAGCAAGCCAACTCCTGAGTTCCAGTAGTGGTGTCCTCTTTTTCATATTCACCTAGCCTGTCCCATTCAATCTCTGAAGGGGTCTCTCGTTTAAGTTCCATATACCTGTCCTTATCGATTGCTTCATAAGGAGCTTGAGCATACACATGGTCAGTTCGAGGCAGGAAGCTAATACCTGAGCAGCTATCTAGTCGTTCCCATAGCCATTGCCCTGCTGCCAAGAACTCGTCATCAGAGTAGTAGATGGTTACACTAGGCTTATGTTCACACCAGTGTTCCTGATATATCTCCCACAAATCTAACTGTTGTTTGACGTTAAGCTCGCTAACACAGGTTGCGCCTTTAGGTGCTTTCACTGGGAAGTCAAACACGTAGTTCTCTGTGTTCATTACGTCCTTCTCCCACGACACACCCGCATCTTTCAGGAATGCAGAGATAGGGTCTTTACCATCGCTTCGCACTCGTCTTATATAATAAGGGGAGAACCTAGCATGGATACCACTAGCACTGTCTACCAGTTGTGACACTGTACCTGACGGCTTCACACACGTAATAGCTGTCGATTGGTTAACACCCAACTCAGCCGCAAAGTGCTTGTTGGTTTGTACAGCAATCTTCTTCAGTTTCTCTAGTGTCTCTTTCAAGACAACAAGGCTACCCTTACCAGATAACAACTTGTGATCCATGATGCCTGTCATACTTACACCAAGTAAACATTCTTCTTGTGTGTTGTTCTTCCAGACAGAGCGTACATACCTAAAGTCAGTTAGCGTTGACTGTAGTGTTCCCAGTATTGTTGCTAGTCGTGTCTTACGTTCTAAAGATTCTTGTGTGTCATCAGCCCGTACTACAATCTCAGACAAGTTACATACCTGTGCAGAGCGTAGGATAATCTCACTACAAGGGTTAGTCCCAAAGTCGTGACCTACATCTCTACGTCCATTTCTCTCTGCTTGTTTCTTTGCAGCAGTACGGGAGAAGATACCTCGCTCCCCTGCTTTAGATTTATAGAGTGCTACCCATTCTTCCAAAAAGGTTTCATACTCTGGCTTCTCATTGTAGACGGCACTGTTGTTTGCCAAGGCTCTTTGCGTTTGTGTCTCCCACCAATTTCCAGACTTCGCATGACGCATACGGTCATCAGACAAGTTAGATAGAGAGATGAGAGCAGACCTACGCACACCACCAACAACAACGATTTCAGCAATTTTACAAACAACGTCATGGCATTCAATACTCGTTAGCTTACGTCCAGCAGCGTTCTTGAAAGTAGAAACAGTAAACTCGAAAAGCCTAACCAAAGGATCAGCCCCGCTCGATCTACCACCAAATGTTTTA